GATCTCAAGTAATCAACACACTAGGGGAAACCCTAGTTTATCCAAACCCGCTTCGGCGGGTTTTTTTTCGCCTGCTTCTAACATTTGTTAGATCGGGCTTTTTTGTTCACCCGAATTTTTATTTAATGCCAGTTCTCTGGGCGGGGCTAGGGCCGTGTTGCCTGTACGTGAGTACGGCTAAGAGAACGCGAGTGCAGAGTAAACCAAGACCAGTTCTCTGGGCGGGGCTAGGGGCAAGCCTAACATTTGTTAGAACGTGGCTTTGTTACGTGGTTTTGTTACGTTTTTCATATTGTTATGATTTTACATTGTCAAAGTGTAACGAAACAAATGGCTCAACCATGCGGGTTGGCGGGGTATTGTTATAATGTAACGTGTTTTGGGCATATTGAGAGTCGGCAAACCTGAGACAAAGACCTTCTCTGCGAGTGCAATTCGCACCACAATTTGGGCAATTCGTAATACACCAACTTTTAGACGCCGCTCTCTCTATTTCTATTTTTATATAACAAAGTAACATTACATCATTTTTTCTTTCGTAACCCGCACCGTTAAGCCATTTCACATTGTTACATCTTTTGTTACATTCACCCTTTTTTCCATTACATCATTACATAACATTGCCCCTCAAAACGTAACAACCCAAGCAACCCACATCACAAAGTTACAAACTATGCAATCAGCCGAATACTTGACAAACCCATAACTTTGTGGTACAATATAGGTTGAAGTGGAGAAAGTGTAACAAAACCCGCTTCTAGTCCGAATCTAACATTTGTTAGAAACAACGTAACAAAGGAATACACAATGACACGCAAAGACCTCATCACAGAACGCGCCTACCTCGTAGGCATGACCATCATCGCAATATCAACCATCTACCTATCTTGGGGTAGTGACACACCAATATGCAACTTCGGCCTTTTGGTCGGCGGTATGTTCATGGGTCACGTGCTGACCGATGTGCTGAACATCAAAGATGAGGGCTTTAAAAATGATTACTAATGCTTTCGTAACCGCAGACAACCGCTACCACATCGAGTCGTTCGGCAATGGGTGGGCGTACAACGTGACCGACCAAAAGACAGGCGAGTCCTTTTTCGTGCAAGACCACGATGCCGAGCAGTTACTCAAAGACAGCGACTACTTCGAGTGCATCAACGTGCTTGCTAATTACATGGATGCTTTGGGACAGGAGAACTAACAAATGTTAGAAACACACGGCAACTGGAAAGAATGTATCGACTGCGGTGATGACGTACACATCGAGCGTTGGGCGCTTGGCTACCACTACTGCAAGTTCTGCGGCGAAGACCGAGCCAAGACAGAACGTACTTCGTGGTGCGTTATACAGGAATACACCAAGGGTAACTATCAGTTAGTTACAACTACGTCAGCACACGCAACCCTACGACAGACTAACCCGAAAGAAAATCGTTTATGACTTACAACACCAACTACGCACGAATCTACACCAACAAGGTACTCGACATGGTGTACGAGGGAGAGATGACATGGGAGATGCTTGCCCACGCTTGCCTTGGCTACATGAGCGAGGCCGACGTGAAAGACATGGCGCAGACCGAGTGGGACGTGGACTGCGGCAATGATGCCGACGAGGAGAGCGAAGATGAGTAAAGCATATAAGGTGACGATTGAGCGCACCGAGACAACCATCATTGAGGTGGAAGCCGACAGCGTGGAGGCCGCAGAGTTGGCCGCATGGATGAAGTGGAACCCCGACGACTTCGGCCTTGCCGAGTCAAACATCACAGGTATTGAGGAGGTTACAGAATGAATGAGAACATTGTGGTACGTATTAAGACAGTATACGGAGTGGACAAGGTGTATCCCGTGTGCGACAAGGCGCAACTGTTTGCCGACATTGCAGGGACAACCACGCTTCGACCATCCGACCTCAAGGCGATACAGGCGCTTGGGTACGGCGTAACTATTGAGCAACGGCAACCCGCATGGATGGAGGACTAACAAATGTTAGAAAAGCACAAGTTCAAAGTGACAGTCAACAACGCAGGGGAAATCCTGACGTTCTACACCACGACCACAAGTATCGACAACGCAAAGCGTAACGCAATGTGCCAACTAGCGAAGAAGCTAGGGCGCAACCCGCAAGGGCTGATGATGCAGTTGAGAGATAGGGCAACGGTTGCACTGGCTTCGGTTTAATTTAAAGGAGAGATGTAATGGGATACGCAACAGTAATGAATGTGCCACGGATACGCGACTACAAAGAAGCGTTGCAGAAATACAACAACACCAAGCCCATCAAGGGTAGGGCTGATGACCCAAGGCCATTGGGTGAGCGCAGGTATGTGGACACGTACAGCGTACGCAAAAACGTATGGACAGAGGCGATCGAGTGCATCCTATACAAGACGCCCGTGGTCAAGTTCACGGTGGAGGACGAGATCATCATCAACATAGACAACTGGCCGAGTGCGTCAACGTGCCAATTCATATCTAGGATTGTGCCGACTGTGACCGCCAACCGAGTGCGTGGTGAGGTGGTGTTGCATTTTGCCGACAACTCCAAGGCGATGCTTCCCGCGAAGGGGGAACTGGTGTTGGTGCGGGACAACGGGCGGTGGATGCCGAAGGTGAAGCAGACGCTCTACGACTATCGAGTGAGCCGCAAAGAAGCTAACAATGTTAGGAAGCAGGTGTCGATGTTCAAGGACTACGTCAGCGGAGTAACCAAACTCAAAGGCACGGAAGTTGAGAGTATGTGGGGGCGTGAGCCTTTTACTGTGGTCAAAACAACGTATGCAGAGTTGATCGAGGTGTTCGGCAAAGATGATGAAACCCAAGGTGACCCACGAGTCCGACCCAATACAGATTGGTGGGACAAGCTGAGCGAGAAGCCCAAGTACTACGGCGGCGTGAACAAGGATACGGCGTGGCAGAAATACCGCGAGAAGTCTGAAAAGTTCTTCGACCTAGTACGGAATGACCAAGATGATGACGCACGCCATCAAAACTACTGGATTGCGTTCAACGTGCTGATGCTTCAAGGGCAGAGTTTGTATTGGCGCGAGAACCTAGACCATCCCATAACGCTGGGCGTGGGGCAGTTCGAGAAAGTGTTGGACAAGATTCTGATGACCATGTTCGCCGACAAGGTGTTCACGAAGGTGCAGTTGCCCGAAGGCAAAGTGCCGACTGGCAAGTACGACAGCTACGTAAAGACGGAGGAGGACATCTAACAAATGTTAGGACACAGATATATACACGGGGATAGACACGCCCATACACTTGACAATGTATAGTTTGTGTGATACAATATATGGTGAGGTAGAGAAGTTGAGGTGTTGGGTTGGCAGTCCCGCCAATCTAACAAATGTTAGAAACTAAACGAAGGAAATGAAAATGTCAGAAGTTAAATTTGGTAAGAGCATCACATTGAAGCAAGCCGCGAACCTGATTCGCACCAACCCGACCACAAGGTTCATGCTACGTGGTGAACCCGGAATTGGTAAGTCTTCTCTACTAGAAGCAATCGCCGCACCACTAGGCTATGACTATGCCTACATCGACGTGCCGAACATGGACTTGGGCGACATTGCAATGCCCGTGATTGACCATGAGACGAAGACGACTCGGTACTACCCCAATGCCCGATTCGGTATTCATACAGGCAAGCCGATGGTCATCATGCTCGACGAGTTCAGCAAAGGCGCTGACCCAGTTAAGAATATGTTGCACCCCATGCTTGAGAAGGCGAACCCGCGACTCGGCGACATCCCATTGCCCAAAGACACGATTTGTTTTCTCACAGGTAACCTGAGTACCGATGGTGTGGGTGACAGCATCAAGGCGCACAGTCTGAACCGTATCGTGCCCGTGACTATTGCCAAGCCGACATCCGAGGAATGGATTGATTGGGGTATGAACAACGGCATCGAGGCCGAGGTGCTTGCTTGGGTTAACCGATTCCCTCATGCAATGGCAAGCTATACGGACGCAGGACAAGGCGACAACCCGTACATCTTCAACCCCAAGAAACCACAGGTTGCGTTTGTTTCACCACGCTCACTTGCAACGGCATCTAACATTGTTAGTACACGTAAACAGAATGACCCTGACTCGGTGATTGCGGCGCTCAGTGGTGCGATTGGTGAAGCGGCGGCGCGTGATATGCAAGCGTACATCGAGTTCTCTGACCAACTCCCATCATGGGAAGACACCATCAAAGACCCTAAGCATACGAAGGTACCCACAAGTCCGGGCGCTTGTGCGATTGTGGTGTTCGGTGCTATCGCACGTATCGACAAGACCAACATTGCCCCATTCATGGAGTACTTGGAGAGGTTCGACGCCGAGTGGCAAGCCGTGTTCGCTATCAACATTGCGAAGACACCATCGAAGCAGTCCATTGCGTTCGGCGCTAAGGCGTTCGCCGACTGGGTTGCTAAGAACCAAGACTTGCTCTAACAAATGTTATACGGGCACAACCCACGGTACAACGTGCGAACCATGACCACAGAGATCAGGGATGGTAGTGGGTCTGTGTGGTTGCGACAGGCGGGGTGGTGGCTGTACGACTGGAAAGAAAAGAGAACCGTACAGACATTCCCCGTATCAGAGAAAGAGCAAGCGGATGGTTTGTGTAAGTTATTAAATTCAATCGAGGAGGAATCAGATGGGCTATCGAAGTGATGTGGCGGCGGCGTTCTATGCAACGCCCGACAAGGCGGCGGCTGTGAAGCTGTTCGTGGACGAGAACTTTCCCGAGGAGTTGGCGGGGAACTTGCGACCAATAAAGAACAAGTACTACGCAGGGTATATGTTTGAAGACCAGCACGTGAAGTGGTACGACAGCTACCCCGAGGTGCAAGCGTTCAATGCGTTCGTGTCTAACTTCTTGGAGTTAGCAGAGCAGGAGGAAATCCGATGGTGCTACGAGTTTGTGCGCCTAGGTGAAGATGCGGGTGACATTGAGGAGACCCAATCGGATTACGCCGACAACCAAGTGCGGTCAGTTAGAACTATTGAAACAGATTTTTAAGGAGAACTAACAAATGTTAGAAGAACGTAAATTGCAGAAGGCGAAGATCACGGTGATGCGTAACCCCAAGTTCGCACTACTACAAGGCGTGATGATGGTGGGCAAGACCCATGTGCGTGACGACATACCGACAGCGTGTACCAACGGACGCGACGAGATGTATGGGCGCGAGTTTGTGAAGAAGTTGAACGACAGGGAGTTGGCGTTTGTGATCGCACACGAAGCGGGTCACAAGATGTACCGACACCTGACAACGTGGACTAAGTTGCACACCGAGGACGCACGTATGGCCAACAGCGCGATGGACTACGTGATTAACTTGATGCTCAAGGACTTAGACCCTAACGAATCGGTGATCGCCATGCCACGGTTCACCGAGGACACAGGACACCCCAAGGGTAAGAAGGGTGACTACATGGGCTTGGTTGACGAGCGGTTCCGAGGTATGAACACCAAGCAAGTGTTCGACATTCTCAAGCAGGAGAAGGAGGAAGAGGGGGGTGGCGAAGGTGATGAAGGTGGTGATGGCTTTGACGAGCATGACTGGGAAGGTGCGGAAGGCTTGTCCGATGAAGACAAGAAGGAGTTGGCGCGTGAGATTGACCAAGCGATTCGTCAAGGCTTGATCGCACACCAGAAGCAAGTGGGCAAGGGCGGCGGCGGACTAGACCGTGAGCTTGAAGACTTACTCGCACCCAAGATTGATTGGCGTGAGGTGTTGCGCGACTTCGTCAAGGCTACGTGTTCTAACAAAGACACAAGTTCATGGCGCAGGGTCAACCGTCGATTCCTGAGTACGGGTACGTATATGCCTAGCATGATCGGCGAGAAGGTTGGTCACTTGGTTGTGGCTATCGACACATCGGGAAGTATCGGTGGGCCTGAGCTTGCTGAGTTCTTGTCCGAGGTACAGGGTATCGCAGAAGAAGTAAGCCCCGAGGTGGTGGACTTGATCTATTGGGACGGCGAGGTAGCAGGGCATGAGAAGTATGAGGGGTCGGCGGTATCTAACATTGTTAGTTCAACCAAGCCCAAGGGTGGCGGGGGTACTGACCCTTCTTGCGTATCCAAGTACTTGCGTGACGAGAACATCAAGCCCGAGTGCGTGATCGTGTTGACCGATGGGTATGTACCGAATTGGGGTGACGAGTGGACAGCGCCGACTATGTGGGTCATCAGTGGTGGCAACACAAGCGCGGTATCAGAGCATGGCAAAACTATTTACTTGGAGGATTGATATGAGTATTGCATCAAGCGCGGTTCTAGTGGAACTGAACATAAGTGTGTGGCCAGCCAACAAGGTTGACCGAGAGATGACTGACACGGTGAACACCAATGCGTCAGCGGTACGTGATGCGTCACAGACGCGGAAGAATCTATTTGCAGGTACTAGCCTACGCAAAGACATCGAGAAGCTCGCGGCGCGGATACGCCTTTACCACAATCAGCATACGTTACCTTGGGCAGACAAAGGCCAACGACTGTTGCCGACTAAGTTGTTCATGGAGTACAAGCAGACGATGAACAGCTACGAGGTGCAGTTCAAGCAGATGTGTAACAACTTCTTCTTCGAGTACCCACGCCTAGTGAACGAGGCACAGACGCACTTGGGCACGATGTATCGGGCAGATGATTACCCCGATCTGACAGATGTCAGAAACAAGTTCGGGTTCCGCATGGCGATCGACCCGATACCCGAGTCAGGTGACTTTCGCTTGGACATATCAGCGCATGACTTAGATGAAATGAAGCAGCAGTATGAAGCCAAGTTCGATGAGCGACTGGCCGAGGCTATGCGTACACCTTGGGAACGACTGCATGAGGTGTTGAGTGCGATGAGTAAAAAATTAACCGACGAGGAGGGTGACGAGGGCAAGGAGTCCAAGAAGCGTTACCACGATTCGCTTGTGACCAACGCTGTGGACTTGTGCGGGTTGCTGGACAAGATGAACATTACGAACGACCCCAAGCTAGAGGAGGCGCGTAAGCAGTTGGAACTAACAATGTTAGGTGCTGACATTGAGTACATCAAAGAGAGTTCGATGGTTCGTGAGAACTTGAAGAACAAGGTAGACGCAATTTTGCAGAAGTTTGAATGGTAAGGAGATGATGATGGAACTATTGAAATTACCCAACGTGCGTATGGGCAAGAACGCTGGAAACATAGACGAGAGCAAGCTACACGCAGAGCCAAAAGCACTAGCGTGGGAAGTAGCAACCAAGCACCCGCTGTGGACTATTGAGGTCAAGGGTTTTCGTGACTACCGTGTACTGTGCGATACCGAGGAGTTAGGCACTATCGGTGCGGAGTGGTATGGCAGTCAGACAAAGTTGTTTGTACGCAACGACCGCATTGGGCAGAACAACACACGTAAGAACGCATACCACACCGACAAGGTAGACAAGGCGTACCTGCGAGTCAAGAAGACATTCGGCCCGATGAACCTATCCGAGCGTATTGGTAAAGCTATGAAGGTAGCCGAGGGTGTACTAGAGAATCAAGCGTACCAGAATAGGAGTAAGGCGCGTGACTACGAGCGCCCGATTGAGAACGGACTGATGAAGTGGGCTCGTGCCAACATGAATCAATACGTGTCATGGCTTACCGAAACGCACCAGAAAGATATGTTGGACAACCTAACAAAGGTAGAAGAACTAAGTGTCGACATGGTGACTATTAAGGAAACTATGGATGCGTTTGCTAACAATAAAACTGCACTGGTGGTATTGGCAGAAGGAAAATATATTGTTAAGATACGCGACAATGTACAACTGTATGACGACGTGACTTTTCCTCACGAGCTACGTGGCAAGCTAGGTATGCTCAAGCTGGTGGAGAAAGAGCAGATGGTAACTGGCATTGGGTGTCGAGTTAACGATGAAATTTTTGTGTTGTTGTTAGACACAATGTTGGAGGACAAAGATGAAAAATGAGTGGCTACCACTGATCGCTACGCTGTTGGTATGCGCGGCGTATTACCTAGCAAAGAATTGATGTGAAGCATGAAAGTATCTCAACGTATGCGCAAGCAGATAAAAGAGTACGAGCGCGAGGGGTTCAATGTTGTAGACATACAAGACAGAGCAGGGTCGCACAAGCTGTTGATCTTTGCCGAGTTCCCCGAACCGCAGATCGTGACCGACTGCAAATCAGACTGGCGGGCATTGAAGAACAACATCGCACGGTTTCGTAGGTTAGCTAAAGAACATAACGAAGGAACACAAAATGAAAGTAACAGACATCATTGAACACGAAGACGGCAGTGCAACCATCACGTTGCACATGACTAATGAAGAACACCAGACCGTTATGGAGGGGGCATTGGTACGGGGTATTGCTCTGGGCATGACGGTTAGGCATGAAGGTTGGAACGGCTTCACCCCCGAGGAGTGGCGCACGATTGTCAACAACGCTATCGAAGCTAAGAAAAAGGAGACGGTATGAAAGAACTAAAAGAAATATTAGTATGGACTACACCTTTCATAGTATCGGCACTGCTGGTGTACCCGTTCATGGCAATCGTAGGCGCGAACTTTGACCCGTTTATGTGGGAAAGACATGACCGAGTGTTTTACTTTATCTGCGTAGTGGTGTTTGGAATTATGTTGCTTGGCCGACTTATAGCTATACCAAAGGAGATGTGATGGCTACCATAGAAAACGTATCAATCATTGTGTTTCTTCTATTGTTGGGGGCAGGCATCACCTTCGCTGTACTAGCGGGGCTTGTATATTTTTTGGAGACTATGGATGACTAAAAATGAAGCGGGTAAGGGCGATACCCAACGCCCAACCGACCAAGAGAAATACGGCAGTAACTACGAAGCAATCTTTCGCAAGACCAAAGAAGATTGGCAAGCTGAAGACGAAGAGTTTGAGCGAATTCAACGTGAGCAAAAGGAGAGAACGTAATGCAGAGCGTACACGTATCAGCGTACATGGTTAGAACAACGAGAGGAAGCTATGTCAGAACTAAAGACGACGAAGGTTTCGGCTACGTTGCGTTCAAAACAAAAACAGCCGCTAAAGAATGGGTTGAGTCCCAAGGAAAAGAAGATTGTTACGTGGTCAAAGTCAGAGCAGCCATCACGCCGACTGACTCAGGCCGAGCTGAACGCTTGGTGGCCGTTCGTAAGGCTAGACCCCAAGTGGTTCCCCAAGCCCGACAAAACTTTATCTTTTGAAGAGGATGCACTGCTATGACAACAGGAATTGAATATCTAAAACCAGAGAAAAAACGACAAGGGCGCGGTCCAAGCAAGAAGCCGACCCTTGTTAATACGAGCTTGCGTTTGCCGCGAGAGGTAGTCGATTATTTCGAGACCTTTCCCAACAAGCAGGTCAAAATCCGTGAAGTTCTTGCGAATTATGTACAAACCCAAACTGGAGAATTTGAAAATGGCAACAGCTAAAAAACTGAGCAAAGCAGAACAAGTACGTGCGTACCAAGTGAAGCACCCGAACGCAACCGCATCACAAGTGGCAAAAGCTACCGGCGCAGACATTGGTTACGTATACGCTATTCGACACAGCGACAGGAAGGGTTGGAAGACCGTGTCTCTGTCTACGAGCAATACGCCAGCGATGCCGTTCAAGGAAGAAGCCGAGCGAATCTTTGAACTGACCCAAGGCCGTACTCGTATGCACCCAGTGACAGGCAATATTCTGATGCAGGGGATGCCGATGATGGAAGACAAAGTCACGATGGAAGAACCGCAAGCCGACAACGTCAATCAACCTGCTCATTACAAGGTAGGCGGTATCGAGACCATCGACTTCATAGAGGCGAAGAACCTGAGCTACCACCTTGGTAACGTGGTGAAGTACATTGCTCGTGCCGACAGCAAAGGCAACCGAGAGGAAGACCTACTCAAAGCACGTTGGTATTTGAACCGCGAGATAGCCAAGTTCGGTAAGGAGCAAGCATGAGCGACTCAGTAGAACGCTACTCAACCGCCACGTACAGGCTCAATGACGTTTTGTATGTACCACACTACCGTAACGCATCTATCTTTGTCGGGCCGGGCTACCCCAACCGTAATACCCATACGTACACGGTGTTTGCTTTGGAAGACGCTGGCGCTGTGAAAGAAACACACATGCTTTGGTCAAGAGGTCTTTTTGGCGAGGTTACTACCGCCAATCCGTAAAAGGGGGTGTTTGTTGGGTGGGGGTGGCCTAGCTTGGCTGATGTGACTGGCACCTCCACGCTATTTGGTTCCCCCGAGAAAAATCAACCAAGTAGCACTTTCCAAACCATGACGAGGGGCATGGGAGAAATCAGCCAACCCCTCACCTTTATCTAACAAATGTTAGACCCTCTTGACAAAGTACAATATTGGAGTATCATGGCGTCAACACCCGAAGCAAAAGTCAAAGAGAAGATAAAGAAGGTTCTGAAAGAGCACGGCGTGTACTACGCGATGCCTATGGGCACGGGGTACGGCAACAGTGGAGTCCCTGACTTCTTGTGCTGTGTGAACGGGTTTTTTGTGGCGATCGAAGCGAAGGCTGGCAAGGGCGAACCTACTGCGTTGCAGTGGAAAAATCTAAAAGAAGTAAATGCGGCTGGTGGATATACGTTGGTGGTTAGAGAGACCAACATCGACTACCTAAAAGAAGTAATCCAAGAGTGTAAGGACAGAGCTAAATGAACATCATCACGGTCGATTTCGAGACCTACTACTCCGCTGACCTTGGGTTCTCTAAACAGACTACTGAAGAATACGTACGTGACCCGCGCTTTGAAGTTGTGGGTGTTGCTGTGCAGATCAATGACGGTGAGCCTGAGTGGTTCAGCGGGGACACGCTCAGCACCTACGCTTTTTTGAAGAACTACGACTGGGCCAACTCTCTCGCCCTAGCCCACAACGCAATGTTCGATGGGTTCATCCTGACCGAGCACTTCCAAATCAAACCGAAGGGTTGGTTAGATACATTGTCGATGGGTCGGGCGCTTCACGGTACGAACGTAGGCGGTAGCCTAGCGGTTCTGGCGGAGTTCTACGGCATCGGCAAGAAGGGCACTGAGGTCAACGATGCAAAAGGCTTACGCCGCACTGACTTCCCTACGTTACAGCTAGCTCAGTACGGTGAGTACTGCAAGAACGACGTACGCCTGACATGGGACTTGTTCAACTGCATGAACCAAGACTTCCCGCCGACTGAGTTGCGTCTGATTGACCTGACCATCCGTATGTTCACCGAGCCAGTCTTGCAACTGGACGAAGGGATGCTGAACGTACACCTACACAAAGAGCGCCAACGCAAGGCCGAGCTGCTGGAGAATTTCGACAAAGACACGTTGATGAGCAACCCCAAGTTCGCCGAGTTGCTTACGGTGCATGGTGTCACACCGCCGATGAAGAAGAGCCCCGCTACGGGAAAGGAAACTTATGCCTTCGCAAAGACAGATGAAGCGTTCAAAGAACTTCTCGAACACGAGAATCCAAGCGTACAAGCATTGGTCGCCGCACGGCTGGGTACAAAATCTACGATTGAAGAGTCACGAACAGAGCGTTTTATTGGGATTGCTCGGCGAGGCTCAATGCCAGTTCCCCTCCGCTACTACGCCGCCCACACAGGACGGTGGGGTGGTGACGACAAGCTAAACCTGCAAAACCTGCCGAGGGGTTCGACGCTGAAAAAGGCTATCCTTGCACCTGCGGGTTACATGATGGTCGACTCAGACTCATCGCAGATTGAAGCCCGTACGCTGGCATGGCTAGCTGGGCAAGACGACTTGGTTGAAGCATTTGATAGGGGTGAAGATGTATACAAAATCATGGCATCGGCTATCTACGGCAAGGCGGTGGAAGAAATCACAAAGGACGAGCGTTTCGTGGGCAAGACAACTATCCTTGGGGCTGGGTATGGGATGGGCGCGGCGAAGTTCAAAGCTCAACTTAAAAATTTTGGAGTGGAAGTATCACTTGAAGAGGCGAAAAGGATTATTGACACCTACCGTGAAACTTACCCCCGAATCACTGAACTTTGGAAAGCCGCTAGTGTGGCACTTGAAGCAATTCTCAGAGACCAACTAACAATGTTAGGTCGAGATGATGTGCTGAAGATCGAAGGTAAGGGCGGCGTCAAGCTACCCAACGGCTTATACCTACGCTACCCCAACATACGCAAGGTAACGAACGAGGACGACGGCAAGACCGAGATCGTGTACGACACCAAGAAAGGCCGAGCCATAATCCCCAACCGTATCTACGGCGGTAAGGTAATTGAGAACGTGTGCCAAGCCCTAGCCCGTATCATCATCGGCGACCAAATGCTGATGATTGCCAAGAAGTACCACGTTGTTATGACCGTGCATGATGCTGTGGCGTGTATCGTACGCACCGAAGAAGTTAAGACTGCGCAGGAATACGTTGAGATGTGTATGCGCATCAGGCCCAAGTGGGGCATGGAGTTGCCCTTGAACTGTGAATCAGGATATGGAGAGAGCTATGGCGACTGTTAAGACAAGACCGTTAGGCAACAGGAAGTCAATGAACATTGGTGGCCTCATCTTTATGATTAAGAAGGGTGTCGGCGAAGTCAAGATGGCCCCCGAGTTCTACCTTTCGCCTAGCAACGTACAACTTAACTTGCTCGACGACTGGATTAATGTACTAGAAGATATGTACAACGATGAGGCTAAAGAAGCTGGTACGCTGAAAGAACGAGCCAAGATAACCACAAGAACACACGTAAGAACCTATGACGATACAACCGATTAAATGGTCTTTCAGTAGCCTGAAGACGTTTCAACAATGCCCGAAGAAGTACTACCACACCAAGGTAATCAAGGACATAGTCGAGTCCGACACCACGGCAACGCTGTACGGTAAGACGGCGCACACTGTGGCCGAGGAGTACGTCAAAGACGGAGTGCCAATCCCACCGGCCTTTGGGTATCTTAAGGATACGCTAGATGCTCTAGTTGCTATCCCCGGGATCAAACTTTGCGAAGAACAACTCGGCCTAACCAAAGACCTTGAGCCATGCGCGTTTGACGCACCCGAAGCATGGTGGCGGGGTATCGCCGACTTGGTCATCTTGGACGAGGAGAACGAGCTGGCGTGGTCGGTTGACTACAAGACCAGCAAGAGTGCCCGTTACGCAGACGTGAAGCAGTTGGACTTGGTGGCTACGGCCATCTTCAAGAAGTATCCCAAGATCAAGAAGATCAAGTCAGCCCTGCTGTTCGTGGTGAGCAAAGAGTTCGTCAAGGCTACACATCATTCCGCTATGGTAGCCAAGTACATGGAGCAGCCGACACGAGATGTTGCGCGAATCGAAGCGGCGTTGGAAAATGGCGTATGGAATCCAGTCACAGGCCCACTGTGTCGGTTCTGTGCAGTGAAGCAGTGTGAACATAACAGGAGTTAGTATGCGCCCTATTTACGAAACTGCCCAAGATAGGGCGCGTGAGCAAGAAGTTCACGCCTACATAATGGATACATTGGACTGCGACTTTGTGCAAACCGACGCACTTGGGAATATAGATGGATTCATTTGCTACAAAGATGGCAGACCGGCGGCGGCAGTTGAGATCAAAACTCGCAAGAACGCAAGTGACAAGTACCCTACGTACATGCTCAGTGCAAACAAATGGCGTAATGGTTTGGTCGTAGCTGAGCAATACAATGTACCCTTCGTCTTAATTGTTAAGTTTACTGACGGCATATTTGCCGTAAGTTTGGGGAAATCGTACAAGCCAAGCCAAGGCGGAAGGTATGACCGAGGCGACCCTAAAGATATTGAAGAGTGCATTTACATACCCATGGAAAAATTTCACAAAGTTTAGGAGTCAACATGCCCTACGTAAACAAACCCCGTCCGTATAAAAAAGAGTACGCCCAGCAAGTCGAGCGAGGCGAACTGCCAACCCGTATGGAGCGCCAACGTGCCCGTAACGAGATGGATAAAAAAGGTATCGACCGCACAGGCAAAGACATCGACCACACCGTGCCATTGAGCAAGGGCGGCACCAATGCGCCGAGCAACTTAAAACTAAAAACCCCCAGCGCCAACCGTTCGTTCAGCCGCAACTCTGACCACACGGTGAAGGTGAACAAACCCAAGAAGAAAAAATGAGCTTAGAGAACTACGAGTGGCCTCGTCCTCATGGGTTTGAGCCATTCAACCACCAAAAAGAAACAGCGCAATTCCTAATCACTAATCGTAAGGCGTTCTGCTTTAACGAACAGGGTACAGGTAAGACAGCTTCAGTGATTTGGGCGGTGGACTATTTGATGCAACGAAGTTTAGTGAAGAGAGTTTTAGTGATCTGCCCTCTGTCAATTATGAAGTCGGCATGGCAACAGGACCTATTCAAGTTCGCTATCCATCGCACAGTAGCAGTAGCCCACGGCAGTAGGACTAAGCGCAAGGAAATCATTGCGTCTGGTGCCGAGTTCGTCATCATCAACTTTGATGGTGTTGAGATTGTGAAGGATGACGTCATCAACGGAGGCTTTGACCTTATCGTTGTGGACGAGGCATCCGCATACAAAAACGCGCAGACAACTCGCTGGAAGACCCTGCGTGACATTAACAAAGTTGTAAAAGGCTTGTGGATGTTGACGGGTACGCCAGCGGCGCAGTCTCCGCTAGATGCGTATGGTTTGGCCAAACTGGTTAACCCAGCAGGTATCCCAATGTTCCACGGCCAGTATCGTGACATGGTGATGCACCAACTAACCAAGTTCAAATGGATTCCGAAGCCGACTGCCAAGCACACGGTACACAGCATCCTCCAACCAGCGATTAGGTTTGAGAAGAAGGACTGCCTTGACCTACCCGCTGTGACGTTCATCGACCGTGACGCGCCATTGACTCCGCAGCAAGCCAAGTACTACGCTATTCTCAAGAAGGAGATGTTGTTGGAAGCGGCAGGCGAAGAGGTCTCCGCAGTGAACGCCGCAACGAAGATGAGCAAGCTACTTCAGATTTCTTGTGGCTCGGTCTATACCGATACCCATGAGGTGCTTGAGTTCGACGTGTCCAACCGTATGAACGTAGTGCAAGAAGTCATCGACGAGAGCAGTAACAAGGTGCTGGTGTTTGTGCCCTTTACGCACACCATCGAAATGCTGAAGAATCATTTGCAGAAAAACAACATAACGTGTGACGTGATTAACGGCGCAGTGCCAGTGAACCGCCGCACACAAATTGTTACCGACTTCCAAAACCAGCCGACTACTAAGGTGCTCATCATTCAGCCACAAGCTGCGTCACACGGGCTTACCCTTACGGCTGCGGACACAATCATTTGGTACGCTCCCTGTACCAGCGTGGAGACTTATCTTCAGGCTAACGCACGTATTGACCGGCCCGGTCAGGTCAACCCAATGACCATCGTGCATATCTGCGGGAGCCAAACCGAACGTCGGGTTTACTCGATGCTTCGGGGGAACGTATCCAACCACCAACAAATCATTGATTTGTACCGGCAAGAAATATCTTCAACAGATGTTGACAATGTCTAAAGTTGTGATATAGTCGGTTTTCTTTCAACCAACGGAGTGTTAGATGAGCGAAGAAAATGAAGTGGCTGAAAAGCCAGACCTAGATAAGCTGACTTCAATCTACTTGAAGATTCGAGACAAACGTGCGGACATCAAACGTATGTTTGATGCAGAGGACAAGGACCTCGAAGCGCAGCAAAAAATGCTGGCCGAGCAGATGCTCGACTCATGCAAAGAAATTGGTGCTGACAGCATCAAGACCCCACATGGAACGATCATTCGTTCAGTCAAGTCGAAATACTGGACTGGCGATTGGGACTCTATGTACGACTTCATTGAGGAACATGGCGCGTTTGGCTTGCTTGAGAAGCGACTGCACCAGACCAACATGAGGGACTTCCTCAACGAGAACCCCGAGCTTATGCCTATGGGTTTGAATGTTGAGAATGAATACACCGTCGTGGTACGACGTGCTAAATCTTAAATCGGAGAAATGAAAAATGAGTAACATCACAATTTTGAACCAAGACCTTCCTGACTTTCTGCAAACCGCTGGCGTCAGTGAACTCACCAAACAACTCGCTGGCAAGTCTGGCGTTAAGCGAATCGTGCCTAAGAACGGCATCTTCCGCAAGATGGTCGGCGGCGAAGAGATGGGTAAGGTCAAGGGCAACCTCGACGTAGTCATTGTTAGCGCATCACCCAAAGTTGGTCGTATCTTCTACTCGAAGGCATGGACACCTGATGCTGACCCAACTGCGCCTGACTGCTTCTCTAACGACGGTATCGCTCCTGATGCTGGTGCAACTGCGCCTCAATCTAGCCGCTGCGATAGCTGCACTCAGAACATCAAAGGTTCGGGTCAAGGTACATCAAAGGCTTGCCGTTACAGCCGCCGCATCGCGGTGAACTTGGTAGAAGATTTTGGTACTTCTTTGGAAGGCGAAGTCTATCAACTGAACTTGGCATCCAAGTCTTTGTTCGGCGAAAGCGTGGGCGACAACACCCATCCATTTGAGAGCTACACCAAGTACTTGGCCAACAACGGTAAGAGCTTGGACTACGTGGTAACTCAACTGAGCTTCAACGAAGAGAACGACAACCAGTCAGTTTTGTTTACGCCGACCCGCTTCATCAACAAAGGCGAGTACGCAGTTACAAGCGAAGTGGCTAAGAAGCCCGAAGTTCAGAAGATGGTTACGATGACTCCGTACCAAGCGGATGTTTCTGGCCGTGCTCCTGCATTGGCTGCACCTGCCCCTAAAGCCGCCGCGCCTGTGGCCGACGATGTTGCCGAGCCAGTCAAACGCGAAAACTTTAAAGCTGCTACACCTACTCCAGCCCCCAAAAAGGGTTTGGACGCCGTTGTTAAAGCTTGGTCTGACGAGGAGTAAGTGATGAGCTACGGATACAGCTACCAACTGGTCGAAGCCAACAAAGCGGCTGATGACAAGTCATGGGGCGTAGTCCTTGGCCGTGCTTGCATCCAACTCAATATTCCTGTGAGTGAGATAGCTGGTCGTCTTGATGTGAGTCGAGCGACCATCTACAACTGGTTCTGGGGTACTTCGGCCCCCAGCCGACACCACTGCGAAAAAATCGAGCGCTTGCTCCCACGCCTCAAGGCGAAAAAGTAAATCCGTGCATTGACGGGGGCTTCGGCCCCCAGCTTTGCCGTCCCTAAAAGAAAATCAATATGTCTAACTTCGACCTTCTCGATACCGTACTGCCCAGCAATGGTCGGTATTGTGTGCTCGGGCTTGGGCGGTACCCAGACCAAAAGTTTTTCGATACGAGAGAAGAAGTAGAGGCACAGGCTAAGACGCTGGTGGACAACAAGTTTGATGTGTATTTCGGATGCGCCAAGTACGGCCCTCTGAACAAGCGCACAGCAGACAACGCCATGCACTTCCGCGCACTGTGGATGGATATTGACTGCGGCCCAACCAAGGGCGTACCGAATGATAAGGGCGTCATTCAAGGGTATCTAACGCAGCAAATTGGCTTGGATGAACTAAAGAAGTTCTGCATTGCCGCAGGTATGCCCCGCCCAATCATGGTCAGCTCAGGGTATGGCGTCCACGCCTACTGGTTGATTGAAGAAACTATTGAGCGCCGCGACTGGCTCCCCCTCGCAAACCGTCTACGTGAACTGTGTGTTGAGCACGGCATCATTGTGGATTCCTCCGTATTCGAAGCAGCACGGGTACTGCGTATCCCCGGAACATTTAACTTTAAACAAGCCGAACCGATGGAAGTCACTGTTCTTAATGAGAACACACAAACCCTGACGTACGCCCAATGGAAAGAGCTACTCGGCAGTGCCGAGCCAGTTGACGACAAGCCTGATTTCTTACCGTCCATCAGCCCAATGATGGAAGCCTTGATGGGCAACAAGATCAAGCGATTTAAGAACATCATGATGAAGGCGGAGAACGGCTGCGCCCAGCTGAACTACTGCTACCAAAACCAAGACACCATCGAGGAACCCTTGTGGCGCTCCGCCCTGTCGATTGCTGCGTTCTGCGTAGACAAGGACAAAGCGGCGCACATGATGTCCAATCAATACCCCAACTACAACCCCGCCGAGGTAGACAAAAAGGTAGCCGAGTTGGTTGCAAACGGTGGCCCACACCACTGCTTAACTTTTGAGAAGCTGAACCCAACTGGATGTGATGGTTGCCCCCACAAGGGCAAAATTAAATCCCCGATTGTGCTCGGTATGGAGATCGCTCAAGCTGAGGTTGAGGACGGTGAGTACGTGGTGGAAGCTGGAAACGTGGAAACCGAAGATGGAATCCCAGTCCCCGAACGCTACCGTATTCCTGAGTATCCGTTTCCTTTCTTCCGTGGCAAGAACGGCGGTATCTGGATGCAGGTAAAAGAAGCGGAAGACGAACCTTTGTCGGTATACGAGCATGACCTGTACGTGGTCAAGCGCATGAAAGACCCCGAGCTGGGTGAAGTGGCCCTGTTTAGACTGCATCTGCCGCACGATGGGGTGAAAGAGTTTTCGGTTCCCGCTACGGCCATCTCAGCGAAAGATGAGCTACGCAAACAACTATCGCACCACGGTGTTATGGCAACACAAAAACAACACGAGCTGCTGGCGGTATTCGTCGTAGCTTCCATGAAAAATTTACAGTACGTGAGGAAGGCAGAAGTTATGAGAACTCAATTTGGATGGGTAGACAACGATAGCAAGTTCATTGTCGGCGACCGCGAGATTACAAAAGACGGGGTGTTCTACAGCCCACCATCAGCTATCACCCGCAGCTTCGCCGAGAAGATGGTGCCGACTGGTACGTTTGAGAAGTGGAAAGAAGTCTTTAATATGTACGCCCGTGAGGGTTTGGAACCCCACGCGTTCGCTGCACTTACTGCGTTTGGCTCTCCGTTGTTAAAGTTCACGGGCTTGAGCGGCGCGATCATCAACGTCATTCACAAGTCGTCAGGCTCGGGTAAGTCGACAGCGTTGTTTATGTGCAACAGTGTATGGGGGCATCCCAAAGAGTTGTCGTCCATGTGGAAGGACACGCTTAACGCCAAGATGATGCGTCTCGGTGTGCACAACAACCTGCCTAACACAATCGACGAGATCACGAACACCAGCCCAATGGAGTTCTCTGACTTGGCTTACAGTATCTCTCAAGGCCGAGGCAAGGACCGCGCTAAGTCGCAAACCAACGAGCTACGTGCTAACCATACTAAGTGGAACAACATGACCTTGGCGTCATCGAACGCTAGCTTCTACGAGAAACTCGGCGCGGCAAAGAACTCCCCCGACGGCGAATCCATGCGCCTGCTTGAGTACAAGATAGAGCCCACCACCATCATCAGCGTCGAAGAAGGCAAGCAAATGTTTGACCATCAGATGCTTGAGAACTACGGCCATGCCGGTGACATTTATGCACAGTGGCTCGTCAACAACTTGGAAGAGGCTACCAACCTAGTCCGTAGTATCCAAGCCCGTATCGACAAGGAAGTTAAGTTCACCGCACGGGAACGCTTCTGGTCAGCCGCCGCTGCCATCAACATTGCTGGTGGTTTGATCGCCCAAGAGCTTGGCTTGCACGACTACGACATGAAGGCTATCTACAAGTGGCTGCTCGGTATGCTGGCCAATATGCGCGAAGAAGTAACACCTCCTGCGTCAGACCCGACCGTCATGCTGGGCGACTTCATGAACTCTCACATTCAAAATACACTGGTGGTGAATGGCGTGGTGGACGCACGGACGAAGATGGGGGCTATGCCAACAGCCGAGCCGAGGGGTGAGCTATTGTTACGTTTTGAGCCTGACACGGGCGACCTGTTTATCTCGGCTAAGGCGTTCAAAGACTACTGCGTGAAGTTTCAAATCCACTACCGCGACGCGATCAAGCAACTCAAGGAAGAGGGTGTGTTCATCGACACGATCGTCAAGCGTATGTCCAAGGGCATGAAGATGGATTCCCCACCTGTTCGTGCACTGCACTTCAACACCAAGAACTTTGACAGAATTGTGCCGGTGGAGGCTCTAACGGATGAGAATCGAGACGGTCACGTATCGGCTTAATTGGGGAAAATTCCGAAAGGGGCACAGTTTCTTTGTGCCCTGCATCGACCACAAGCAAGCTAGAAAAACTATCGCTCAGATAACCCGCCGACTGGATATTGATGTGGTTACTAAAGTAACCATAGAGGAAGGAATTAAGGGGTTGCGCGTCTGGCGAACCTGACGTAGACTAACAATGTTAGTTGCCATCCCTCTGTTAGCCCCGCCTAGTGCGGGGCTTTTTTTATTCCTTCTTTGCCATGCCTTTGAGCTCAATCCGTTCCTTACCTTCTCTTTCCGCTTCAGCGGCGGCGAGCCGAGATTTTTTCAACGCTTCCACAGCATACGGAGCGTTCTTCTCAGTAACTCTTACGCCGCGCCAAGACTCACCACGCTGCTGCTGCTTACTCTCGATGGATTCAGCAATGTCGTCAATCTGCACCCACGGATACTTGGTATTGAACTTCTCCATGTCATCCCACGCCCGCTTGTATTCCCGCATGTCGTTTTTACGCAGGTGTAGGTCGAGGCGTTGCAGAATATCCCCACGTTCGTTGTCAATCTTCTGCTGAAGGCCGATCACTTTGAAGTTGTTAGTCTGGAGGTCAGCTAACTTGTCAGAGTTAAAGCCAACAGTGCGCCAAACCAACTCGCCTGTGGTAATCGCGTCTTTAGAAAGAAGCTGGCTACCCTTACTATCTTTTGCACCTTCAACAGCCTGCTTACCCATGAACATCCAATTACGGACAAACGCGGGGGCAATTTTTTCACCGGCGGTGCGCCAGTCACCTTTCTTGAACGCATCGTAGCCATCGGCAAAGGTAAGCGCTTGGCTTACAGTAGCGCCCAAGTGGTCAATAATAAATTGCGATACACCTTCGCGTTCAGTCTTGGTTTCTTTGCTTTCGCGTAGCCACATATTAGACAAGCTCAAACGGCTGGAGAAGTCTGCGCCAGTAGCGTAGTTCAAAACGCCTCGGTCAACCAGCTTAGCCCACTCATTGCCTAACTGCTCAGGCAAGAACTTTTGACGGAACCAAGTTTGGAAGTCCATCTCGCGCAAGTCAGCTGGGCGCTCGTTTTCTTCATCGTACCAATCCCAGAAGTCACGCCACATACCGCTCAGGAAACCAATCATTGTGTAGACTCCCGGCACGCCGACTGCGCCAGCTAACAAAGCAGTCGTGCCCATTTGCCCCCAGAATGTTTTTGCCGCTTCTGCGCGGTCTTTAGTATCCATCAACCCAATCATTTTCATGCTGTTCTTGCCGAGCAAGATGTAGTTATGAAGCGGGAACATTTGGAACTGCAACGCAACCTTACCAAATGAACCGCGCATAAGAGGTGGGCGGTTCTCAGCAGTCATGTTACCGAGCGACTCGTGAGTATCAAGTACAGCTTGGTCAATCCAACCTTGGAAGTTAGCGTTGTCAAAATCGGCCATAGCCTGCCCCTTGTTGGGAGCGGCTTTCCATGCCTTTGTTTTACGGAACTTTTCCTTAGCGTTGCGGCGAGACAAGCGGAACGACATCAGGAACACAGCCTCTTGCGCCAAGCGTTCAGCTGTTTGCATCAACGCGCCGGTAGCGCCCCACCAAGCCCCTTTAACAACACGACGGGTAGTAGAAATAGTTTGCTCAGTCGTTGCGGTTTTACGAGCCATCAATTCACCAGCCAATGTGACTTGAGCTACGTTGCGACCAATCATGTTATCCATCGCACGTTTCTCGATAGGGTCCAATGATATGGCCTTAGAGTTACGCATAGTCGGCATGATTAAAGTCGTACTACCGTCGGAGTTTTTACGAGTCATACCGTAGCCGTTCCAAACAGCCAATAAACGAGCAAACTCAGTCGCGGTAGCGCCGTATCCATGACGTGCGCCAAGCAACGGTAATCCAAACTGAATCACGCTAATAGGCTGAAGCAACGCTGACGAAGCGCCAGACAAGAAGTACAAGAACGCGGAACGAGTGGCAAAGTTAGCAGCCGCATCCGTGTATTGAGTTATCTTGGACTCGTCATAGTGCACAGGTAATTCAAGGTTAACCCGTTTTTCCATCTCTTCAGTGTACGGAGCCAAGTCTCCTCGGTTTTCAATTGACTTACGCGCAGCCAATAACGAGTTACGAATCTTACGGCCATACTTAATACGCGCTAACTGCACAGACATAGCCGACGCAGTATCGGAAAAGTTTTGCATCAAATCAGTTGTGAAACCCGTAACGCCTTCACGAGAAATAAATTTCTTACGGAAGTTTTGGTCTGGCAACGACATCAGATACATCTGGTAGATAGCATCCTTTAGCTTGTTCTTTTCCTCAAGAATCCGCTCCCTGCGCTGCTCCATTGTGCCGCTAGTATCCGACTCCGTTAACTTCATGTTGTCAACGGCATCCATCACTGCGGTCAGCTTAGGGGCAGAGTTGTCGTAAGAGTCCAAGCGCAAAGAACGGATGTCATTACCAGTCTCAAATTCTTTGCTATCTTTTAACTCATCCACACTAGACTTACGTTTAGCCGCAAGTTCCGAGGCAACTTTGTCTCGTTCCTGCATAGTGCGGAACATGTAGAACTGACGCTCTTTCCCCTTCCCATCTACACGCAGCCAGAAATTACCGCGTCGGACAAGCGAGAAATATGGCACTATGTTGCCGCCGACTTCATAGATAGTCTTTAACTTGGCCATCAAGTTGGCCTTGTCTTCTGACGAAATGCGCAGCTCGGCTACTTGGTCATCTAGTAAGGCGCTATACAGCGAGGCCATGTCAGTGAAGTAATCACGGATAGCCTTGTATGCGTTTTGCGCTTTGGCAGTCAGTGCATCGTACTTAGCGTTGAGTTTGGCACTGCGTCGGTCAGTAGATGGGTCAATCTCTGCAAGTGTGGACTCCAGTGCCAAGTCGTACAGAGGCCGCATCATGGTGGGGTCCTGCTTCACGACATTGAATAATACCGTACTAGGGTCAACCGCGCCCTCCATCAAACGGGCAGTCATGCCGTGCATCTCTTGGATATAGCGGTATGTTGTGCGCAGTTGAGGTATTTCCCGTTCGCCCATCTCAACCATGAAGTCAGTAGTAGCCCCGTTGAGAAGGACGCGCTTAGATTCAAAAGACGCCGAGTCATACATGCGTCGAGCGGCCCCCGCCAGTGCTTTAGGGTCGGTAGCCAGTTGAAGCACACTAGTGTCCTTCGCCAACTCTTCCGCTGTGCGGGACTCAGCCACTTGGTTAATAGCAATGTCCACATCGCGCATTACTTCTTTTGCCGTGCGGTTATCTGGGCTTGCTGTCTTGCTCAACGTGCCGGGTTTGACTTCCTCTTCGTCCTCTGGTGGGAGCGAAGCCGAGCGAGATGGCTTACTCTCATCGGGCATACCGTACTCAACCAACCGCATGGTGGGAGTTTTCTTTGCGGATAAGAGCTGGTCGGTGACGTTAATCAAGTCCGACAGCGCAGTTAATTTGTCTTTGCCCAGACCAAACAAATCTAAGATGTCCGTAACAAAACGGGTAAACCCAGACATGTTCTTCCTGTTGCTCGGCAGTTGGTTCAAAAACTCTTGGAACACTGGGTCAGACATGCCATACGCCAAGAATTCTTGCGGCAACGTAAAGATACCGTAGTCTTTTTCGCCTGTCTCTTCGTCAATTTCCTCAGTGGATTGGACCAGTCGGCGCAACTCGATGGGGGCCATGCCCTTACTTTCCAAGTACTCGTAGTACTGAAAGGCCGTATTCATCTGGTCGTTGATTTCTCTAACAAACTTGGTGATCTTTGCGTCTTGGTCAAAGCCACGATAGCTTGCGAGTAAGCCGAGTTCAAGCTTCTTGTTTGTAGCTGCGTGCAGTAATTCATGCAGCACCGTAATGTTGTTTGCGCCGACGTTGCCAGTGAAGCTAGTACCACGCACAAACACATACCGCTTTTTACCATCTTGTAAGAACAACCCGCGAGCACGTTCCCATTCTTTTGCGTTTTCTGGTCTTTGCAAAACAGCTGGTAGCGGGTCACCCTGCTCGATAACCATAAACTCAACACCAGCCACGGCGCTACGGAGGCGCTCGGCCAAGAACTTTTGGAATGGGTTCTTGCTAGTCTTGATGATGTGCGTCAGAGCTTGCGCCCCGTTTTTAAACTTGGCAAACGCTGGGTCAGGTATACCTTCTGAAGAACGGTTAGCCGACGGGCCACTCAGTTTCTTCTGTAAATCGTAGGCAGCAGTGGCGTCATTCAGCTCGCGCTTGGTGATGGCTGGGTTCTTGAGTAGCTCGGCAGCACGCTTACCCGGTGCGCCTTGGTTGGTTCTGCTGATTTCGTACAACGCACGGATAGCGGCGTTCTTTTTGCGGCGCTTCTCTTCTTCCAACGACTTGATCTGCTCGTCGGTATCCATCTCTTCTTCATTGATTGGCGTGACGGCATCGTTCAGGTCGGCCTCGATCTTGTCGATCTTGCGGTTTAACGCATTGAACTCAACACGTTGCTGCTTACGTTTCTGCTCAGATACAGACTTTTGCTCAGGTGCAAGGGGCTTACGGCCACGCTTACCCTTCTCTTTTACTTCAGCGGCAGGGGCTGATTCTTGTCCTTGCGTTTCTGCTTGCTTGGTTTCAGTGGTTTCAGTGCCAACTTGGGCTCCTCTAGTTGCGGCTCTTTCGGCGTCAAGCTCGTCAATTTGTCTAATAATTTCGTAAAACTCTGCGTTTTTAGCTTCGCGTTGTTTGTCTATCTCATTCATCTCATCAAGATATTCAGACCCACCCTTACCCTCTTGAATTCCTTTGTCGCGCAGCTTATCCCGTTCGTCAGTTAAGTCATCCCCTTGTTGCTGGATTACATCCAACTTAGTCATAAGCGCATCACGCTTATCAAGGTATACAAACAGCGGGTCAGTTCCTAAAGGTGCCCGTTCCTTAGCCGCAGGTGTTTCCTTTACCGCCGCAGGAGCTGTTGGTGAGCGCTCCATTGCCCCATCAGACTGTGCAACAAATCCATTTCGTTCGTACCAACTAGTTAGATCGGACTGACTTAACTCCCCCGAGGCGGAAGGCATTAACACAAGTTTTTCATTGTTGTCATCCGCCCATTTAGTTAGAGCTTGTAACGCATTAGAAGCGCGGCCTTTTTCCCCCCCAGCCTGCCTATCCAAACCGGTAAGCATTACTGCACCATTGCGGTTGGGGTAATCAAAAGTAATATCGTCGTCTTCAGTAATTCTGCGAAGCCCCCCAAGAACTGACTCGTTAGAAACAATCCCTCTACCGCTTTCATCCAGTTTGACGGTAGCTTCTTTTTTCTTTGTTGGCGCTTTAGCGGCTAATTCTTTATCTTGCTGAGCTTCGCGTTCAGCAGTGCCCATGTAGTTGGGGCGGTATTTTTGCAAAGACTCGCGTGCTTCTGCCGCCTTCTCAGGCATACCCGCTTGTTCATAGCGGTCGGCCACACGATTTACACGTGCGTCTGTATCTTCATAACTAGGAGCGTTCGGCTCATCTTTTGTACGCTCGGCGTAGGCTTCTTTGGAGTCAACCTCCAGTTCAACTTTTGGCGTCAGTGCACTGGGCTTGACTGCTTCTCCCGCAGTAGCATCTGTAACATCCGGTCCAGCAGAAACCACTCCATCGGTTGCAAGTTTTCCAGCTCCTGTGGCGGGGGCGTTTTGATCGGGCTGTCCAGCCAACTTAGGGCTGACTCCACCTGCTTCGGTGATAGGTTGTCCAACATTTGTTGCTCCTGTTGTAGCTGTAGTGGTAGCCGCATTAGTTTTGGCCTTTTTAATGTTACGTCCTTGCGCAGCCGCAATCTTGCGGTCTTCCTTCTCCGCAGCAAGCTGTTGGCCAGCCATCAACTGCGCTTTGTTTGGCGGTACGCCTTGGTCGACTAGCTCAAGGAAAATCTCGTTCAGTCGGTTGTTCTTCTCTTTGGGATAGTACGTCGGCAGTTCTTCCGCAGCGGCTTCGTCAGCGGCTAGTTTCTTCTGCTCATCTGACTCTACTTGTAGCTTGGCAATACGCAGGGCATCTTGCGGGTCAACACCACGGGATGCAATGCGGTCGGCGAGCGCAGCAATTTTTTGCTCTTTAGCGGCGGGGGTGGATGATACCTGTTGTTCTTTTAACAGCGCTTCGTTATCCAGCGTCGGCTCAACGCGTGCATCTGCGGGCGGTACTTGTTGGTTTCCGGCAGGTGCGGTCTTTGTCTCGGGTTGCAGGAAACCCCGCTGACGCATCATGGCCTCAGCAGTGCCTTCGTAGCTTTGGTCTCGTTTATAGCTTGGGCGTTGGACTTCAGGCTCTTCCCCCAGCCCCTTGTTTTGCACAGTCTTTACAAGTTTGTTGGCCGCAGCACCGCCGCCGTACATCATGCCAGCTTGAGTAACCGTAGCAAGGGCGGTGTCCACCGCGCCATCAATAAACTGTTTGACCCCCGCTTCTTTATTGAGGCCGTGGGCTTTATCAACCGCAAACTGACCAGCGTACGTAATTTCTTCCCCGGGAATTTCTCTGGCCAATGCTTTAGCGTAGTACGCCGACAACTCAGAAAGTGGAATTCCTCGACCCGACGCCTTAATAGCTTTTAAAGTTGCGCCTAGACCTAACCTCTCACCTACAAGTTCAAACGACGCGTTTGCAGCGGAACGTGCAAGACTCTCCTCTGAAGACAGACCCAGTCGGCGGCTCTCGTCGTAGCTTTGACCAAATGCTTGCGTAAACATGCTGGCCAACACCAGAGGCTCGGACCCAGTAAGCAGGCCACCAATAATTGCGGGAGCTTGTTGGATGATTGACGCCGCAGCACCTTCAATGATTTGAATGGGCTTTGACTTGGACTCGCCCATGTTTTTCAACATAGAGTCAAGGTTGTTTAGTTTTGTTTTTGTATCTTCGTCTTCTACCCCTGCAAAGTCGGCAAAGGCTTGTTTTACACCGTAGTACCCCTGCTGCCCCGCAGCAACGCCCTTTGCGCCTATACGTTTAATCACTCGGCCAGTCTCATCAATACCGCTCATCTTTGGGCTAATGCCGTATTCTTCTTGGATACGGATAACGTCTTCCGGCGTCGCGGTCATCTGAGCCAAGCGCTCATCGTTGCCCATCCGAATGTCTTTGGCAGTTTCGGGGCCAGCACCTTCGGCTCCGCGACCTTGAGCAATCTTGCGTTCGGTTCTGGCTTCTAAGCGAGGGTCAAGACGTTTGGTGACAGGGGACTCAGCAGTAGCATCCAGCGCTTCGTGTCTTTGTACGTAGGCTTCAGCAACTTGTGCGTATATACCGCCCTTAGCTTGTAGTTGGCCGACAGCAAGGCCACGTTCCGCACGGGGTAACGAGTCAAGGTATGCGTTAGTACTAGCAACAAACTTGGGGTCCACACCCCGGCTGATTGGCGATGGCTCAGGGGCTGGCATTTGTTTGCCTTCAAGCACGCTTTTCTTTTTAGGCGTAGCCACGCCCATGATCTCAGACGCGCCAGTATCCATGCCACCAGAAAAATCGGGGGCTAAAGTATTTTGAACTTGCGCAGGGGTGGTAGCTTTTTCAGTAACGGGGGCCGCAGGTGCGGCGTCGTCCACCATCCATTCGTTGCCGACCAAGTAAGCTTTACCCCCCTTGTCATTAGTCGCAATTCGGGCAACCGGCTTCCATTCACCCCCAACTAAAACAACACTTTCGCCTGTCTGGTCATTGGTAGCGGTCTTGAGAGCCATAGCTTGCCTTATTTCATCGGAAACCCGGAGGGGGCGGTGGCGTATTATCACCTGAATTGTTGTTCACGGGAATAGGGGTGCCCGGTGTTGGGAATAGGGAGCGTTGTTTTTCCAGCTCCGCTTTCCACACCGCGTCTTGGTCTTTGGCTTCCAAATACTTGGGATTGAACTGTAATTTGTTCATTGCAGCCTGTACTTTAGCGTTTTCGCCCGACAGAATCTGCATACGAGCCAATTCAGCTTTCTGGGTGCCTACATCCGTAGTCTTAGTTAGAGTTACAGCGCGGCGCAAAGCACTAACGTTTTTGAGGTTTGCCTCAGTAGGATTGTTCTCATAAGCAATCTCAGCCGCAGCCAACTGTTCGTTGATCTTTGGACCTCTATTAGCACCACCCGTGCCAGTAGGTTTTGTAGCGCGAGCGCCAGCCGCAGCAAGAGTGCCGAGAGCTTTTTGCTTTGCGATTTCTGCCGCATTGAGGTCGGTCTTGTCTTTGCGTGCTTGGTTCGCTGCTTCGATAGCCTCACGAGACATACCCATACGCTCTTTGCGTTGTGCGTCGAGCAAGTTGAAATTCATGCTGCTTAGAGCACGTTTCTCAGCTGCGCCAGCTTGGGCCACTTTAGCCGCTTCTTCGCCATAGGCTGCACCCGCACCAGCAAGGCCGCGCATTGCATTGTTACCTTGGACAGCTGCATTTGCCGCCTTAAATAAAGCGGAAGCTTGACCTAGCCCTCGGCTGCTTTCGATTGCTTTACGCTGCTCTTCTATGTTTGCAGTCTGGGCAGCGTACGGGTCTGGACCAGCCATTCTTCCCAACAGCGCGTAGCGATTGGAGATAGCGTCATCGTATTCTTTGGCGGTCATGCCTACGGGCTTGAAGTCGCGGATAGCGCCCATGCTACGAACCAACTCTTGGTTGAAATTACTGTACGCACGGGGGTCGCCGGGGGAGGAAACCATCTGCCCCGACATTGGGTCATTTTCTTCGTCGTCACCAGCAAAAGCCAAGATGCCGCCGCCCGCTGCGCGAACCATGTTTTTAGACATCTCTGGAGTAACTGCGCTG